TATTAGCACGTTGTCTGACCAAGAAAAAGTAGGAATAGAAACACAAGGTATTTTGAAAACCTATCAAGGTGTTGATGTTCTATTTTATTGGGAGAACGAAGATGAGTAAAGGATCACAGCGAAGACCAGAAAACACGGACAAGTTTAAAGAGAACTTTGACAGAATATTTCGTGAAGTATTCGAAGATGCAAAAAAGAAAAAGGAGAAAAAAGATGAGGAAAGTTGAACTAAAAGTCACACAAACAAATGGAACGTACCCATCCCCACCAGAATACGCTACTGTTGGCTCAGCAGGTTTAGATTTAGTTTCTTTAGAAGATAAAAAACTACTCCCCAAAGAGTCGCATAAATTTGATATTGGTCTGGCCATTTATCTTGGTGACACAGAAATATGTGGTTTAATTTGCCCACGCTCTGGTTTAGCGAGTAAGGGGATTGCCTTAAAAAATACACTAGGAATTATAGACTCGGATTATCAAGGTTCACTAATTGTAAATCTTGTGAACAATTCCGAAGAAGAATATACTGTGAAAAAAGGTGACCGAATCGCACAGCTTTGTATCTTGCCAGTCATTAATGTACTGTGGACTCCTGTAATGGAATTCAGTGGCGTTACTAAACGAAGCATGGGTGGGTTTGGTAGCACGGGAGAATAATATGAGAAAAGCAACAACTAACATAACGCATGTATCTAACTCTGGTTCAAGAGGAAAGAAAACTTCAATCGGACGTAGGAACTTTGGTACAGCTACACTTAACAAACACAAACGTAGAATGCGTGGAAAATCTGCATACAGGGGACAAGGATGAGTGACGTTTTTGAATACAGTAAAGAGGAAACTTACGAAACAAATTTAACACGCTGGCGGATACTTAACGCAAAAGAACGTCGTGCGTTTAATGAACCAGTCTTGTCGGAAGAAGAAAGCCAAAAAAAGTTTGACAAACTACATGGTCATCACAAAAATTCTTTTAAAGGTTGGATACTAGGTAGTTCTTAACGAAAGATCTTCTGGAATATCCCCTTTCATCCAATATGTAAGTGAATATCTCTTGCCTCTTGTTATGTTTAGTGCTGTATGTCTGTGTGTTACTCTAGATGGAAACAGTATCGCGTGACCTATAGGTAGTGGACCAGCAGAAAATTTCTGTCTTTCAAAAAACACACCACCATCATCAAAATCATCGTTTAATTGCACCGACAAACTTACATCAGCCAACCCATCATGATGCCATCCTGGATTTCCAATTTGTCCATCCATGCTGTGTTTTACCACAAAAGCAGAAGATAACCAGACAACAGGAAAGTTCCATACAGAATTGGTTATAGGCACTATGTGCTTTTCTATGTTTTGTATATGTGCTGTATTGGCATAGGGTGATAAATCTTTTAAGTCAATCTCTGGTGCAGGATAGTCGTCACCAGGACGATGCCTAAATTGACCAATTTCCTCACATACTTCTATTAATTCAGCACAGTACTCTGGCGTTAGAAAAGGAAAACTTATTATATTGTCTGCTGGCTCTTCGACTAAATCTAAAACTTTTTTACGAACATCGTCTGTTGGCATAAAAGAGTCTTCTGGAACCAGAACATAATCTTCTGTTGCTTTTAATAACTCTGGTGCTATATTGTCTGGTGAATAATTAAAGATCTTAGATAGATCGACCATGATTCTATTATAAAGGTTTAAAAAAAGTTAAAAAAGTCCTTTACTTTATTGTAGAATCATGCATGATAGTGTTATTGTTTTAAAAGAAAGGAGAAAAATATGAAACATGTATCTATAAGCACTAACGATTCTAGAGATTCAAAACTAGAGGAACTTGGTATTAAAACTATATCTGTAATTGACGCAGGTATGTACAGTAACAGGCATGTTGTCTACACTTACGACAACAAACTGTGGCTTGGTAGTGGCTACGAGTCTTTCAGTCCTGGCTCAACCAACCAATATCACTACGACACGCAATCTAATTGCTTACTTTTAGGTGATACTGCTGGTTATACCGACGAGGAACTTTCTCAAGTTAATCCTCGCATGGTGTCTGATCTAACTTCTGCTGCGCGTGAACTTTTATCTGGTCGCTGGTTGTTTCCTGAAACACTACAAAATTTAAAAAACAATAGAACCACGCATTACCAGAACTATTGCAAAGAGTCTTACAAAAACTAAGAAAGGAGAAATTATGAATATTTTTAAATGTGGGGCGATGATACTTATTGGCGTAGTTTTTGCCATGTTCATCGCAGAAAATGATCTCGGAAAAGGTGTCGAATTAATCGGCATCTTATCAATACTTCTTTCGGGCGGAATCGCTATGTTCTATGCTTTGGAACCAAAGCTAGAGCGTCTGTGGATGCTTGAAAGATCTTACACTAAACTATGGAATAAGAAAGGAGAATACTAATGTCAAATCCATATAACAAAAACCTGTCGACTGTGTTTAAAACGCTCAGAAAAGCTGTCGATGGCAACCCTAATGCTGAAGAAGCATTAGCATTATTGTCTGAGCATGTAAAACGTAAAACCCCAAAAAGTCGTAAGACTCGGGATTACGGGATAAACCCTACGGACATAGTAGAACAGTCTGCAGGCTTTAAATCTGGATACTGTGTGCCACGTTCCCAAAACATAAAGGAAATGGTTCACGGAATCGGAGTTAAAGGTCGTCCTGTGCGAATAGTCAAGAAAGAACTTGGTATTTGTGAGGATAACTTGGATTATCTTCGTAAATGGGGTTATGTCGAAATCAGGGGTGCCTCATGAGAGGCATCCTCATCGATCCTACTGCTAGATCGGTAACCGAAGTAGACTATAATGGCGACTACAAGCAGATATACAAACTGTGTGACTTTGATCTTTTTGAGTGCGCTGAAATCGACGAGGAACACACACTATTTATTGATGAAGAAGGTTTACTGAAGAATAATAGTGATTTCTTCAGAATCCTTGGCGAGCCACCACGCAGTTTTGCTGGCAAAGGTTTAGTATTGGGTCTTAATTATGAAGGCGAGTCTGTCGGCTCCCAGCTAACTGTCGATGACATAAAAGAAAAAGTCAAGTTCTTTGAAGATGGTGAAATAGTGGGGTGGCTGGAATGACATTTACTGATATTATGTTGGTAATTTCAGTAATGGCTCCTTTTATGATCTTGACAATATTCATTCTTGCTGTGTTTTTCGTGGGAAGAAAATAATATGAAAAAAGGCATTACATTCGGAGCGTTTGATTTATTTCACGCTGGGCATACATTAATGTTAGAAGAAGCCAAAACTGTGTGCGATCATTTAACAGTTTGTATTCAACTTAACCCTAACCAAGATCGACCAGAGAAAAACGTGCCTGTGCAAAGTGTCATTGAAAGACAAATACAGGTTAAAGCATGTACATACGTTGACGATGTACTTGTATACGAGAGTGAAGAGGATGTTGTAAATATTCTCTTGGCTCTTGACTGGGATGTTCGAATAATAGGTGAGGAATATCGTCATGAACCATTTACTGGAAGAGACATAACTCTTGACCGATGCTACTTTAACAGAAGAAGCCATGACTTTTCTACTAGCGAACTTAGAAAAAGAGTAACATGAGGAGAGGAAGACCACGCAAAAATGCGATTTATCGATTTTCCTTGGACCATGGTGGTCAAATATATGTGTTCGGTAAGGGTACACTAAAGGAAGGAGCAAAGCTGGTTAGAAAACTAGACAGCGAATTTGCAATAAGATTCGAAAAAGATCCTGAGGGATTCTTCACTCTTACCTTCCCTTTTCATAAAGTGCCGATCAAAGCTTTGGAAGGTGCAGATATTTGTGCGTATAATAGCGAAGATGATGAGATATTGTATTTTGGCTTTTATTATGATAGCGAGACTGAAACTTACATACCCTTTGAAGATGGCGAGGAATACACAGAAAAGTATTGGAATTAAGTCTTTTTAAAAAAGTTAAAAAACTCCTTTACTTTTATTCTAGAATAGTGCATCATAATTGTATTGTTTAAAGAAAGGAGAAAAATTATGAAAACAATAAAAACTGAAATAACTTATAAAATCCAAGAACACCAATTCAATATGGATGGCGATGGTTCTTTCTTCGACTTAACTATGATTGATGCTGGTGACGACGACTGGTCTATGACGTTTACTACTTTGGCGGATGCTTACGCAAAAGTTGGTGCGTTTGCTGGTAAATATCACTTAGGTATGACAGTTAATACTGTTCAGGCAGAGCCGATCTATCATTACGAAAGACCTTAGTCACATAGCTGTGTAAAAATGACTCCTTCGGGAGTCATTTTTTATGGGCGAAAAAAAGCTAAAAAACTCCTTTACTTTTATTGCCGAATAGTCCATCATTATATTGTTGTTAACTAAAAGAAAGGAGAAAAATATGAAAACTAAACAACAAAAAGCAATAGACTTATTCTGGTCTTTAGATCGTGATCAAACTTTTATGGCTGGTGACTACAGCATTATTGACTGTGAGCGTGGTTTCGTGGTGCTTAGCCATGAGAAAAATACTTTTGAAATTTTTGAGTCTATCGAAAAAGCCATGGACTCTGTGCCTGAGGAAGATCTATATACGAGTAATCCCTATTTTATTGGCGATGACGACGCATTTTGGGAAGAGGGGTTTGCGCATTTAATTGACGATAAGGACTTATACTTTGAAGAATTAGATGGACTCAGGGAAGGTGGTTATAATGGTGAGTCTTTTAATATGCATGGTGCTCCTAAGTGGTTAGAGGAGAATTACGACCTTAACACGAAAGAAGCTGAGTTTGTATTTGACCAGTGGAAAGAAACTGTGGAGGAAGAGTAATATAGCTTTTAGACTCTTAATAAATGGCTCCTTCGGGAGCCATTTTTTATGGGTGAAAAATAATTTAATAAAGTCCTTTACTTTATTCTAGAATGACGTATCATGACTGTATTGTTTATCAATTAAGAAAGGAGAAAAAAATGAAAGACAAAAACGAAATACTAACTATGACTGGCGAGCAAGCACTAAAGCATGTTACGGCACTCAAAAGAAACCCTAAGCTTCTGAAAGTATACATTAAATATACTGCTTTTGTGACTCACGTAGAACGTAAGGAAATTGGCGAAACTGGCGAAGCTATCGACGATGTATATGGTGGTAAGGAATTTAGCATACCTTCTGTGTCTATTGATCTAACTTGGAAACAGTTTGTTGAGTTTTGTCGCGAAGCCGATGAGTTTTCTAAACTTAAACAGGAAAGATTCGACGAAGTTGGTGACGACGATAGTTCTGCCGAATTTGGGACAGGGGTTAGCATCGGTACTAGCTACAACCTCGACTATCATTATGCTATCGTGACTGTTGACAGATAGTCACACAGCTGTGTAGAAATGGCTCCTTCGGGAGCCATTTTTTTATCTTAAAATACTCCTTTACTTTTATTCTAGAATAATGCATCATAGCTGTATTGATTAATAAAGAAAGGAGAAAAATTATGAAAAATCAATTAACTAATAACCAACAAAAAGCTATAAATATCTTTGACGACCAAATAATCGCTCAATCTGATTTTGACGGTGGTGATTATGTCTTTATTAACGAACTTATCGATATTTTGGTTAACGAAGGTTGGGCTCCTAAATCTGCCGAAGGAACTATTGGTTCTCTTTGCGAAACTTCCCATCTTAGTTTGTTCGAAAAAGGTGGCGATCCCTTTTCGTACTCTTCTAAAGATCTATTCTGGCTTTCGGTGTAGTAGTCTTAACTCTTGATAAATGGCTTCTTCGGAAGCCATTTTTCATATTGGGTTATTGGCATATATATGAGGAATGGATTTTTCTTTTTGAGTTAGTCAAAAACTTCGAAACAGCCAATAGGGTAATAGGATGTTGTTACATGCCTCTTGTAGAAGAGGATACAGCGTATTGGTATGACCTATTAGAAGGTTATTGGCACAGGAAGGTAATATGCGTAATGCATGCGTAAACTTTACCATAGCAAGAGTTTAGTATTATGATATGCAAAAACAACGTATCCACGTCCTTATATAGTGTGTACGGAGGAGTAGTACAAATGGAACCTAGTCGCAAGGAAAAGAAGCTAACACCGAAACAGGAGAAGTTCGCACAAGCTGTAGCATCGGGAACTAGCTTAAAGGAGGCAGCCGAGGTTGCTGGCTATTCACACAAAAACTCTGCCAGAGCAGGAGCATACTTGGCGAACCACGAGCCATTAGTCCAGAACAGAATACAGGAGTTGCAGAACAGGGGTGCTGCGAGGGCAACGCTCACATTATCTAAACACCTAGACAATTTAGAGGAGTTAAGGGACAAGGCACTCCAGAACAATGCCTTTGGTGCTGCAGTAACTGCTGAAGTAAGTCGAGGCAAAGCTGCTGGTATATATGTCGAGCGTAAAGAGTTAACAGTAAACAAAACATCGGATCTTACCAAGCTAGAGATTATCGAAAGACTCAAGGAATTACATCAAGAGTCAGGAGGGGCTCTGCCACTAACAACATACACTATTGAAGGACAACAGTCAAAGGACTCCGAGACTGAGTTCGAGAACAATACTCGAGAAGAGTCAAAGGACAATAGTTCGGGAGTTAATTGACCATGGCTAGGATTCTTTTCTATGTGGACTCATGGTATCCTGCCTCAGAGGATGATGACCCCCCCTGCATGTATGACTTTTATATAAAAACTTTACGTTGGTTCACAGTCTTTGTGCTCCAAAAAATTTTGCAACAAAAAATATTATGAAAAACAATGAACTAGAGCACATTCCCCAAGAGTTATTGGTCGAACATCTCGAATTATCGGAACGATTGGCGGAACTCCAGAAAAAGGAAACCATACAGACAAACTTTCTTCCATTCGTAAAAGCGATGTGGTCAGATTTCATAGAAGGCGAGCACCACCGCATAATGGCAAGAGCCTTTGACCGAATAGCTTCGGGCGAACTAAAAAGGTTGATCGTCAACATGCCACCACGTCATACTAAATCGGAATTCGCCTCCTATATGTTCCCAGCGTATCTGGTCGGTAAGAATCCAGGACTCAAGATAATACAGGCAACACACACGGCAGACTTAGCTGTTCGTTTTGGTAGAAAAATTCGTGATCTAATCGACACTAACCAATATAGAGAGATCTTCCCGAACGTAGAGCTCAACCCTGAGAGTAAAGCAGCAGGAAGATGGGAGACAAGAACAAAAGATGGAAAAATGAACGGCGAATATTTTGCATCTGGTGTCGGTGGCGCACTGGCTGGTAGAGGTGCGGATTTATTTATTATTGACGACCCACACTCAGAGCAAGACGCCATGAGTGCTAACGCTCTGGACGATGCGTACGAATGGTACATGACTGGACCAAGACAAAGACTACAGCCAGGAGGTGCCATAGTAATGGTGATGACGCGTTGGTCGAAAAAAGATTTGACAGGTCGTGTTGTTAAAAAGATGATGGAATCTGACGACGCTGATCAGTGGGAGATTATTGAACTCCCTGCTATTCTCCCTTCAGGTAAGTCACTATGGGAAGGGTATTGGCCATTACCTGAGTTAGAAAAAATCAAAGCCTCTATATCTCCATCTAAATGGGCAGCTGAATATATGCAAAATCCCACTGGGGAAGGTGCCTCCATTATTAATAGGGATTGGTTCAAGATCTGGGATCAAGAGTCTCCGCCACACGTGGACTATATTATTCAATCTTACGACACGGCTTTTTTAAAAACTGAAAGAGCAGACTACTCAGCTATTACTACGTGGGGAGTCTTTTATCCTGAGGGAACAATTGGAGAAGAAAACTACCCAGGCAATGAAGCACATATTGTGTTATTGGACTCAGTTCGCGAGAGGCTTTCTTTCCCTGAATTAAAGGAAAAAGCATTAGAGCAATATAAAGCGTGGGATCCTGAGTCTGTAATTATAGAAGGCAAGGCATCGGGCATGCCTCTGACGCAAGAACTCCGTGCTCTTGGCATACCAGTACAAAACTTTACACCAAGCAGAGGGCAAGACAAAGTTGCGAGACTTAATTCTTGTACTCCGTTGTTCAGTGGTGGGTACGTGTGGGTGCCAGAAACTAATTGGGCAGAGCAGCTAATGGACGAAGTGTCGGACTTCCCATACGGAGAACACGACGATTTAGTTGACAGCACAACACAAGCATTGATGAGATTTCGTCAGGGTGGTTTCGTAAAACTAGGAACGGACTACGAGGAAGAGCCAGTCTATCGGAGGAAACGAGTTTACTATTGAGGACTTTTTAAAGTATGATTCAAATCATAATAATTCGACAAAAGTAATATGGCTGTAGAAAAATCAACATTGTCCCCTGTTTTATCCGAAGAATTAGAGATAGAACTTCCTCTCGAAGAACAAGAAATACTACCAGAAAACATAATTATCGAAGGCGACGAAGAAGAATCTAACATAGCTATAGTCCCCGACCCGATTGAAGACTTTAATCAAAACTTAGCAGACGTTATAAACGAAGAAGACTTACGTGCTCTCTGCATGGATCTTACTTCAGATTTTGACGAAGACGAAGAGTCTCGTAGAGAATGGTTAGAATCGTTTACTAAAGGTCTAGATCTATTAGGTATAAAAACTGAGGACAGAACTGAACCATTCCCAGGAGCCAGTGGTGTACACCACCCTTTACTGTCTGAATCTGTAGCACAGTTCCAAGCACAAGCGTATAAGGAACTCTTGCCTGCTGATGGACCTGTCAAAACACAAGTCTTAGGTAATGCTGATGCTTCAAAAGAGCAACAAGCACAAAGAGTCAAAGAGTTTATGAACTATCAGATAACATACAATATGGAAGAGTTCGATCCTGAACTTGACCAGCTGTTGTTTTATCTACCACTTTCTGGTTCAGCGTTTAAACAGGTGTATTATGATCCATCTAAAGCTAGAGCAGTTAGTAGCTTTATAATGGCAGAAGATTTTATAGTTTCGTATTCGACGACAGACTTACTTGATTGCCCTAGAGCAACACATGTCATACAGATGACAGAAAATCATATTCGTAAAATGCAACAGGCTGGTTTATATAGAGATGTAGAGATTGGTGTACCTTCTCAGGACGAGGAAAGCATGTCTGGAGTTAAAACAAAGATAGATGACATAACTGGAGTCAGTAAACCTTCAGTTGCTGAAACATATACAGTACTCGAAATGCATGTAGACCTAGATTTAGAAGGTTTTGAAGACTCAGAAGATGGTGAAGAGACGGGAATAGCCTTACCATACATAGTAACTATGGTAAAAGAGAGTAATCAGATACTCTCTATAAGAAGAAACTTCTCTCCAGATGACCCTCTTAAGAAGAAAATAGAGTACTTTGTTCACTATAAGTTCCTTCCAGGACTAGGTTTTTATGGTTTTGGGCTCATACACATGATTGGTGGACTTAGTAAATCAGCAACTTCTATACTAAGACAGCTTGTTGATGCAGGCACACTAAGTAACTTGCCTGCTGGGTTTAAAGCTAGAGGCATGCGAATTAGGGATGATGATAATCCTATAGAGCCAGGAGAGTGGCGAGATGTAGATGTCCCAGGAGGCACTATACGAGATGCTCTGATGCCACTACCTTATAAAGAACCAAGTGGTGTACTAGCACAGCTGTTAGCTGTTATCGTAGAAGGTGGTCAACGTTTTGCTAACATAGCAGACATGAAGATAGGTGATATGGGTCAAGAAGCACCTGTTGGTACAACTATCGCGATGTTAGAACGTGGCAGTAAAATAATGTCCGCTATACATAAACGTCTACACTATGCTCAAAAAATAGAATTTAAACTATTAGCAAAAGTTTTTGCTGAATCGCTACCAGCAGAATATCCTTATGATGTTGTTGGTGGTACACGTACTGTGTACGCTAAAGATTTTGATGGGCAAGTGGATGTGTTACCTGTAAGCGACCCAAACATTTTTAGTATGAGCCAACGTGTCGTATTAGCACAAACACAACTACAGCTAGCACAAAGTGCTCCTGAGTTACATAATTTAAGAGAGGCTTACTTTAAGATGTACACTGCACTAGGTGTGCAAAACATAGATGAAATACTGGAGCCACCAGAAGACATGTCTCCTAAAGACCCAGTGCAAGAAAACCAAGACGCACTTATGGGCACACCCTTAAAAGCATTTTTAGAGCAAAACCACGATGCTCACATTGCAGCCCATATGGCATTTATGCAAAACCCAATGGTACAGCAAAATCCTGCTGCACTACAAGCACTACAAGCACATATACAAGAGCATCAGGCTATGAAGTACAGACTACAAGTACAGCAAATTCTAGCCGAGCAAGGTATGGAACTTCCACCAGAAGGACAACCAGTGCCAATGGAAATACAGAATCAAATTGCTATGTTAGCAGCAGAGGCAACACAGCAAATAACAGGACAAGAGCAAGCCTTAATAGAAGCACAACAAATTGCCCAGCAGCAACCTCAACTAGATCTAGCTAACAAACAGCTTGAACTACAAGGTATGGAAATACAGAGAAAAGCACAAGCTGATCAACTACGTGCTCAAACTGAACTGACTAAGGCAGAAATGGATGCACAGACTTCTCTAGCAAAAGCAGAGAAGAATGAGGACATTGCCCAACAGAAAATTGCAGCTTCTCGTGAGAAAGATGCAATGGATGCAGAACTCAAGTCTCAGAAATCTTATGGAGAAATTCTTAAGCAAGTAAAAGACGCAGAGGAAAAAAGTGAGTAATCAATAGGAGAAAAACATGCCAAAGAAAAATAAAAAGATAAAAGGCTACAGTGAAGGTGGTCTTCATTCAAAAAAGAAAGTTATGAAAACGAGAGGCACTGGTGCTGCCACAAAAGGTTTAAATTTTCATAGTTCTGATTAATGGACTATATAAAGGTTGTCGAGTACCTACTCAGGAAGTACAGAGAACGTTGTGCTGCTTTAGAAGAAACACTCGCATCGGGAGGTGTTGCCAATTTTGAGCAATACCAACGCGTCGTCGGAGAGATATCAGGTCTTCGCTCTGCCGAACAAGAAATACTTGACCTGCAAAAAAATATGGAGAAAGAAATAGATGACTGATAAAAATGTTGTACCAGACGTGGTCATGAATTTTGATAAAGGAACTAAAGCTGAGGAAGAAATCGTAGAAGAGAAATCCGTAGAAGAAGTTGCTTCTCAAGTAGATATTTTACCACAGCCAACAGGATACAGAGTATTGATACTGCCACGAGGTAGGTCTGCTGTAACTGATGGCGGAATTCAATTAGTTTCTGAAACGATTGAAAGAGACACAGTATCCTCAGTTGTAGGATATGTTATTTCTCTTGGTCCAGATGCCTATAAGGATACTGTAAAGTTTCCTGAAGGTGCTTGGTGTCAAGAGGGAGAATGGGTGCTTTTCGGCAGGTATGCTGGTGCTCGCTTTAAAATTGACGGAGGAGAACTTCGTCTTTTAAATGATGACGAGATATTAGCTAGAATACCAGACCCTGAAGCAGTTGATTATTAATAACCAACATGGAGGAAACCATGCAACAAGAAGAAAATCTTGCCGTAGAAGAAGCAGTAGAAGTTGAGCTTCCTGCTGAAGAAAAAGAGAATGAAGAAAAAGAGAATGAGATAGAAGTTGTAGAAGCTGAAGCCGAAGAAACTAAACCTGAGGAGAAATCTGAACAAGAAGAGTATAGTGATTCTGTTCAGAAAAGAATAAACAAGCTAACCTACAAACTTAGAGAAACAGAAAGACAAAGTGAGGAAGCACTTTCTTGGGCTCAAAAAGTTCAAAAAGAAAATGAAAATCTAAAAAAGAAAGCTGACTCTGCGAATACAGCTATGTTCTCTGAGTATGACAATAGGATTAACACAGAATTGGATGCTGCGAAAGCGGAGTACAAAGATGCCTTTGATCGTGGTGACACAGATGCAATAGTTTCAGCAAACGAGAAACTTGCTCGTTTGTCTGTAGAAGCAGAAAGTTTGCGTCGTGTTACAGAGCAAAGAAAAAGGTCGTCTGAAAATCCCACGGAAGAAGCACCAACGCTTCCTAACGCAGCAGAGCAACAGGCGAACACTGTCCCAGCACCACCTGATCCCAAAGCACAGGAATGGGCACAAAGAAACTCATGGTTTGGACAAGACCAAGGTTTAACTTTTGCTGCATTCGGTGTCCACAGGGAACTTATGGAAGAAGGCTATGATGGTAAGACTGATGAGTATTACACAGAATTAGACAATAGGCTTTCCAAATTTGGAATTAGCACCTATAATGAAGATCGAGAACAAGTTTCCGACTCTCCCGTGCAGAGAGTAGCGAGTCCAACAAGACAAGCAAGAAATAAAAAAGCACGCAGTAAGACTGTAAAACTCACACAGAGTCAAGTAGCAATAGCGAAAAAACTCGGTGTGCCTCTTGAAGAGTATGCTAAATATGTTAAAACACAATAAGGAGTAAAAAATGACAGAAAAAGATACAAACGAACAAGTAGATGAATCTGTTGCTACGGATCGATCTCCTCGATCTGCACAAGCACGAGATAAACAAACTCGCAAAACACCATGGGCACCACCCTCTGCCCTAGATGCACCACCTGCACCTCCAGGTTTTAAGCATCGTTGGATTAGAGAATCTATACTCGGACAAGACGATAAGACTAATATGTCTAAGCGTCTACGTGAAGGTTTTGAACCTGTGCGTGCGGAAGAGTTTCCAGATTTCGAAGCACCAACGATACAAGACGGAGTACATGCTGGTGTAATCGGAGTAGGTGGGCTGATCCTGGCAAGAATACCTGAGGAAACAGTAAATGAACGGAAAGAGTATTTCGATAGTCTTACCGCAGACGCGATGCGTGCTGTTGACACAGATTTAATGAGAGAAAGCGACCCAAGTATGCCTATTAGTAGACCTAATAGAAACACAAAGGTTACTTTCGGAAGAGGATCTTAGGTAAAACTAAGATATTTTAACAACATATTTTATAAGGTAAAACAATATGGCAAATGTAAATGATCCAGATGGTTTTACTCCCGCATATCATATGTCTGGTGGTGTAATCAGACCTCAAGAGTTTGCGATAGCAAGTGCTACAAATGCCTCGATTTTTTCGGGCGACGTAGTTAATCTCTCAAGTGGTTTGGTTATACAGGGTACTGCAACAGGTACACCATTGGGCGTATTTTACGGAGTAGAATACACAGCGACTTCAGGCGAAATCATCTTTGCGAAGATGTGGACAGCTGATGTTGCAACACTAGGTTCTGCAAATGCGAAAGCATTAGTATATGTCGATCCTGATATTGTCTACGAGGCTCAGTCAACGGGCACTCCAACACAAGCATCAATCGGCACAACTAATACTATTTCGACAACTGCAGGTGATACAGCAACAGGTCGATCAAAAGAAGGTGTGACAACTACAACTTCTAGTGGTATTGCGACAGTAGTAGGTTTTCCCGACAAACCATCAAATTCTATTGGACAGTACGCTAGAGTGTATGTGACGTTCCCAGCTTCTGTGTTCGGCAATAACTAAAGAGGTAATTAAAGATGGCAATTAATAGAGCACAATT